ACCCTTCGTAAGATTCAGCCTGAATTGATTAAGAAATGGCAAGAAGCATTTTCCAAGATATTGAAAGAGTGGGATAAATAATGGCTGGCAGTAGAACGCTTAAGCTCTCAATTCTTGCTGATGTCGCTGATCTCAAGAAAAATCTTGATAGTGGCTCTAAAGAGGTTGAAGGCTTTGGCGGTAAGTTAGAAAAGTTTGGCAAGGTTGCAGCAGCCGCCTTTGCAGCAGCAGCGGCAGCAGCAGCAGCCTATGCAGTCAAGTTAGCCGTTGATGGTGTCAAGGCAGCAATTGAAGATGAGGCTGCCCAGCTTCGTTTAGCCAATGCCCTTAAGAATGTTACTGGCGCAACTCAAAATCAGATTTCAGCAGTGGAGGAACAGATACTTAAAACCTCACTAGCTACTGGCGTTGCAGATGACCAATTGCGTCCAGCACTCCAGCGTCTAGCAGTTGCTACAGGATCAGTAACTAAGTCTCAGGATTTACTAAACCTAGCCTTAGATATTTCAGCTGCCACTGGTAAAAGTGTAGAAGCAGTATCTAATGCTTTAGGTAAAGCCTATGAAGGCAATACAGGCTCTCTAACGCGTTTAGGTGTTGGCTTGTCTGCTGCCGAAATCAAAACCCTTGGACTAGAAGGAACTGTAAAGCAATTAGCCGAAACCTTTGGTGGGGCAGCTACAGTTCAAGCGAATACTTTTGAAGGTCAAATTGCTAGACTTAAAGTCGGCTTTGATGAAGCCAAAGAATCAGTAGGAGCTGCTTTATTGCCTACCCTTCAAAGACTTTTGGATTACTTTATAAACACAGTTATCCCTAAATTTATTGAGTTCAAAGATTCAGCACTAAAGCCAGTTACCGATGCAATTGTCAGAAATAAGGATTCTCTAACTATCCTCTACAACTTTATTAAAGACTTTGTAGTTCCCGTATTAATTAACAATCTTGGCGCAGCGCTTAGCTTTATTGGCAAGGTTGCTGGTGGCGTTCTTGATGTAATTGGCTTCGTAGTTGATGGAATAAAGAGCGCGGTAAATTTTGCCATTGATGCAATAAATGTCCTTATTCGGGCTTACAATGCCGTCCCACTTCTTCCTAATGTGGCTACTATTTCTAAGCCTTCATTTTCAGCTCCTAGCACTCGAAGTAGTTCATCACTTCCAAAAATTGCAACTGCTACAAGCCCTAGCATCCCAACAGCTCCTAAGCCATCGACCACTCCAAGCGTTCCATCAAGCTCAGCAGTTGGCGCTCCATCAACAATAGTTCCAAGCGGTAATCCCATTCCTTCTAATTTTAATGTTGCTGGGACAGTTGCAGCCAATAACGCTAATGTGACTATCAATGTCAATGCGCCAAGTGCAATAGATGAAGAAGGATTTACTCGCGCCGTAGTATTAGCATTAAACACTAGCAATGCTCGTAATGGCGGTGGGGGCGCAATACTTGGCGGTCTAGTAGCGCAATGACCCTTTGGAATCCAGTCTATCGAGTTAAGGTTGATGGCGTCACAGTTACTAGCGCAACCCTTAGCGGCTTAACTATTACCTCGGGTCGCACCGATATTTATCAGCAGCCGATTGCTGGTTACTGCAATCTAAGTCTTATAGAGACAGCTGAAGCTGCAGTCCCCTATGAAGTAAATGACGCAGTAACAATAGAAGTCCAAGATTCTACTGGCGCTTATGTCAATCTCTTTGGCGGCTTTATTACTGACTTAGGCATTACAGTCCAGACTTCAGGATCAACAGCTACGAGCCAGCAAATTAGAATCATTGCAGTTGGAGCTTTAGCGCGACTTGCTAGGGCAGTTTATACTGGCAACTTTGCTCATCAATTTGATGGAGACCGCATTGAGGAATTACTTAGCGGCGTATTATTTGACCAATGGAATGAAGTGCCAGCGGCAGAGGCTTGGAACAATTATGACGCAACTACCCAATGGCAGGATGCAGAAAATAGCGGACTAGGCGAGATAGATACACCGGGCGATTACGAGTTGCACTCTCAGACTGGCCTTAACGACACAGTTTATAATTTAGCTTCTAGATATGCCACAAGCGGACTTGGATATTTATATGAAGATGCCCAAGGCCGCATTGGTTACGCCGATTCGACACACCGAAGCCAATACCTTGCTACTAATGGCTATGTTGATCTCGATGGCAATCACGCCATTGGCCCAGCCCTTTCCATAGTCAAGCGCGCTGGCGATGTCCGCAACGCAATTACAGTTGGCTATGGGACTGGCAGCGCATCGGTAACTGATGAGGATGCAGCTTCTATAGCCCTATATGGCCAATTAGCCACCACAATATCGACCACCTTGCGCCATAGTCACGATGCGGCTGACCAAGCAGCCTTCTATTTACTTATTCGAGCTTATCCTCAATTTGCTCTAAGGCAGATAACCTTTACTACGGCTAATCCAGAAATTGACAATGCCGACCGAGATAGCCTTCTAAATGTATTTATGGGTATGCCGTTAAATATTACTAATTTGCCAATAAATATGACCAATGGCGAGTTCCAAGGATTCGTTGAGGGTTGGACTTGGACTGCAAGTCTTAACCGCCTAGACCTGACGATGAACCTATCGCCTATAGCTTTCAGCCTTCAAGCCTTCCGTTGGAACTCAGTCCCAGCGGTAGAGAGTTGGAATACAATAAACCCAGCTTTATACTGGCTAGACGCTACAATCGTAGCCTAAGGAGAATAGATGCCGAATACAACAAACTTTAACTGGCCAACGCCAGCAGACACAGACCTTGTCAAAGATGGTGCAGCTGCCATCCGCAATCTTGGTAATGGTGTTGATACTTCACTAGTTGATCTCAAGGGTGGGACAACTGGACAGATATTAAGCAAGGCAAGTAATGCCGATATGGATTTCACTTTCGTTACTCCCAATGTTGGAGATTTGACTGAAGTCCAAGCTGGTGTAGGTATTTCGGTGGCTTCTGGAACTGGCCCAATACCAATTATTACTAATAGCTCTACCGATCTTATTACTACTGCTGGTGACTTACTTTACGGAACAGCAGCCGACACAGTTGCAAGATTGGGCATTGGCACAGCAGGTCAGATTCTCAAAGTCAATTCAGGTGCAACTGCGCCTGAGTGGGGAACTGTTGCTAGTGGTTCTACTTTTGTAGGCGCTTACGCGACTAAAACAGCAGCGCAAACCCTAACCAACAACACAGACACAATTTTAACTTGGAACGCCGAGCGCTTTGACACCGATGGTTTCCACGACAACTCAACAAATAATTCCAGAATGACCATACCTGCTGGCAAAGGTGGAAAATATTTAGTAATAGCCTGTGCTTATTGGGTAACTGGTTCTGGTTATAGAGAATTAAATGTGTATAAAAATAACAGTTTAGCTAATTATTTTTATACAGTTATTGATGCTAATTATGGTTTTCAAAATGTCTCAACTATTGTAGATTGTGTAGCGACAGATTATTTGGAAGTTAGAGGATTTCAAAACTCTGGTGGAAATCTAAATGTAAATGCTGGCGCTGAAAACAGTTTCTTCTGTGTAACCTATCTAGGAGCATAAAGTGATTAAATTTAATAAACCCCAAAACTTAAATGGCGCAGAATTGCTAGATCAATTAGCTGCTGTTGGCATTATTTTAGACCCAAAAACTCAACGCCCATTAATTGATGGTAATAACGATTTTTGGCTAGATGTAAGCGAAGCAGATAAAGCAAAAGCCGAAGCCGTAGTTGCAGCCCACAATGGCACAACCGTTGCGCCTGAGCCAACAATTGAAGATAAACTTACTAGTGTTGGTCTTAGTTTGCCTGACCTTAAGGCCGCCCTCGGCCTCTAGCATAATCTTGAGGGATTGTGTCGAGCTAGTCCTATAATCAATTAATATGGCCAGACTATGTGCAGCGGGTGTGCAGTTACGGGAGCAGATTGATGACGATTATCCTGATAGGGATCGTAAGTCTGATGGCTGGATTGCTGATGCTCGTCACCTCTCTAAAGGCAATTCTGACCATATACCAAGAGATGGAATCGTTAGAGCTATAGATATAGATTCTGACCTATCGGCACATAAAGAAGAAGCTTATGCGCTGGTCGAGAAGATTCGTAAGTTAGCAAAGAACGGCGATAAAAGAATTAAATACATTATCTTTGATGGCAAGATAATGAGTCCGATAATGGGTTGGAAGCGGCGTAAATATAATGGCGCTAATCCTCACCGCTCACATTTTCATATTTCATTTACAACTTTGGGAGACAAAGATGGCAGTTATTTCGAGCTCGAAGGAGAATCTAATGAGAGACCTAAAAAAAGCCGCCGAAAGCTGGGCGAAAGCGTTCTTAGCAGCAGCACTAGCGACATATCTAGCGGTGGGATTCGACCCTGCTGCAATTGCCAATGCCGCTCTAGTCTCAGTCTTGCCTAGCATTATCAACTGGCTCAATCCAAATTATGAGCGTTACGGCAAAGTCCGTTAATGCCAGCGGCTGAATTGGCTACCTTAGTAGCTTCAGTCCTAGGCTCTATCGCTTTACTGATTGCTGGCCTTAGATACATCATCAAATTGGAGAATATTCCAATAGTGTCGCGGCTTGATAAAATGGAGTCTCAGCTAGAATTGGCGCTAGCGAAGGGAGTCAGAAATGGCAACGCGAAAGCGCGTAAGTAAGAAGCCAGTCAAGCGTCCTAAGAGACGAAGGACTACTAAAGAGACACCGCTAACAAAGCTTGATTTCTGGGCTATTGCAGCCAATGAAGTTTATAAGGCTTGCCGTAGAGCTGGTATGGACGAAGGCACTTCTTTAGCCTTTGCTATGGATCGTAGCTCTTATCCTGATTGGATAGTGCCAGCCGATGACCCAATAAAGAAAATTGGTTGGGAAGATGGCGAGGAAGATAACTAATCTACTTTCGAGAGGTTGAGTTATTCGAGGCTC